CCGTTGCGAATCCACTTCCGCCACCAGCCTTCCGGCCGCTCATCCGGTGACTCCTCGTCCTGCCGCTCGTGTCGCGCCACTGCGAAACTCCTGTTCTAGCAACCCGACTCAGCATGTGTCACACCTTCGGCGCAGGCGGTGTAATAGGTGGGACAGGCTGCTTGTTCTCTTTAAGGAACGTCAGCAAACCCGAGACGGCACCGAAGCCCACCACGAGACCATGAACCCATGACGCGGGCACAACATTGGTCGACTGAGCGATAGCGACGATGACTCCCTCTTGAGCGATGACCGCAGAAGCGAACGCCACCACAGCTTTCCAGATCTGAGGGAGCGTGTACTTACCAATTTTGATGTTGTCGAACATAGGTGTTTCCCTTCGGGTTAACCGGCCATCTGATTAGCAACACCTATGGCGTGACCGACCCAACCGCCATAGCTGCCATGCGCCCCGACTTTCATTGCACGAATCATCGCCTCCAACGCGGCGAGCCCACCGGCAAGCGGATTGACAAGCAGCCCAAGAGCTTGCGTCATCATGTCAGCGATAGACAGTGTGCCGCCCAACGAGGTCAGCGCCATGTACATAGCGTGCATGTCATCACCGGTCGCACCGGATGCCGGTGTCGTGCAATACATGTCGCCTACCGCAGCGTAGGTGACGCAACGGAACGGGCACGGCGGAATGACCAGCCGCGAGATCCCGATACCATCACCGCCGCCGTACACTTCGTCGGATGCTTGCCGTGTCGGATCACCAAAAGTGATGCTGCCCTTGCAGTCTGCGAGACGGTGCTGCAGGCTACCGGACACTAGTTCCTTGCGTATGCGGCCGGTCACCTCGGCGCCCTGGCTGTAGCCACCGATGATGAACTTGCCCGGTATGTTGTTGATGAGCTGAATGTGGTTGACCACACCAGCTTTCACACTGTCGTCGTATGACGGTGGAGGATTGGGCGCCCACGGTGGCGGGTTGATCGGCCCGAACGCGGCAGGGTAATTCACACCCTGCCAACGGAATGCAGGCCCTTCGGTCCCGAAGACCTCCGATGCCACAGCATCCCATTCCGACACCAGCCCGCGTGCAACGTCGGCCTGGAATCCGGCATCGAACCACGCCCACGTACCGGGTGTGCCGTAGTACGTGACGGTCATTCCGAACTCAGGTCGCTAATGTCGATGTCAAATCCCTTGGCCTTCAACGCCGCAACGACCCGCGTCAGAATGATGGCGTTGATACGGCCGAACGATGCAGCGTCGATAGCGTGACCGAGCGTGGTGTCCATCTTGCGCGGATTGGACGGCGCGAGATCCTGATCCTTGAGCGCACGCCGTGGCAGCCACAGCGTGACCTCGTGGGCGGCGTGAGAAACCTTGTCCTGCAACGTGAAAGCCACGTAGCCGCCGAGACCGGCCGGGCCGTTCTCGAACATCACACAAGCGTGGTGCCCTGGCGGATCGTTGGTACCCAGAAGTTCTGCGTTCACATCATCTGCGGTTGCCATTGTTCATTCTCCTTAGTTAGGGATTCCCATTATTTCATCGTAAACATCTTGCCAGGTAACGGATTCCGGCTCGATGATCGGACCTGGCACATACCACCAGTCATTCCAATACGGGTTGTCTTTCGCCATCGCACCCGTACCGAGCGTGCAAATACCAACGTCCCCATTGGATTCCATATACACGCCGTCAACACAACAGTTCATGTGTGAGTCGGGACCACCCGCACCCTCGTGGTGCAGATTGATCAACACCGCTGCATCCGATGGCAACTCACGCCACGACGCGACGTGTATGAGAGGGAACGGTCCAACGGTCTGCAAGCCCAGCGGCCGGTACCTGTAGCTTTCGGTCGACAATCCCTCGCGCCCCCAGATCATCTGAGCACCCTCGAAATTGGCGCTCAGTTCGTCTGTGACGAGCCCGCTACAGTCGCACCCTACGGATGGGTCGGAAGGGTCCCACGTGCCGCCGTAGACGTAGCTAGACGGCTTCCCGCCGTACGGTAGCCGTGCCGCGAAGATCTGTTTGCCGTACTCAACGTTGGTGCGTAACAGGCTCATCGGTCGATCCCCAATAGTTCATCCATCACGGGCTGCCAATCCTCCTCGGGGAGCGTTAGTAGCATGTTTCCCATTGCGCGGCAGCGATTCCAGCGCGCCGTACGCTCAGCGAGTCCATGCGTGCCGCCGTTGACCGCCTGCGTTGCGCCGAGAATATCCCCGGCATCGGCGAAGGAATTCATGTTACGTGCGGTAGTCCAATACCAGTTCACGCCAACGAATCCGAATTGATCGGACGCCAATTGTGTTGGGTCGTCAGTGAAGAACGTTGGCGACGGCACGAGCCCCTGCCCGAACGCCCACGCGGACAGGCTAGCGTAGTTGTAGCGGCCCGTAATCTGTATTGGCCCACGGCCTTTGAAGCGTGGCCCGTCACCGGGTGAACAGTTACCGAGGTCGCTACAGCGGCCCTCGTACTCTTGGCCGCTGGCTAGTTCTTCCATCCACTGCAACCCACCGGACTCTTCGCCAATCTGCGCGCACCACATAGCAATTCGGTCGACTGTGTTGCATTGGCAGAATGTGAGCGATGCCGAGACAGCGGGTAGGAGTTGGGCGTAGCGGTCTAGTGACACTTCGCCGCCCATCGCATCCGAGAGGGTCTGTGCTGTCATGACCACCTCAGATACACGGCGAACCATACGGCCCACACACCGCAGATCAGGCCGAGCGCCTGCCAGCTAGTAATGTCGTTGTGGCACATCACTTCGCTGCCTTCTTCGCCTGTTGCGCTAGGCCGATCTGATGTTCCACGTCGAGGCGAGATGTGAAGCGCGCCAGGAACACCGGGTTAACACTGACGAGCAGCGTATTGTTCTGCGCCTTAAAGCCTTTCGGATTCTTAATGTCGGCCTTGAGGCTGATGCCGGTACCTTCACCCGAGGATGACCAGTTGGTTGATCCCTCGAAACCTATTCCCTGGCTTGCCAATACGCCGCCCTTGGTGTGGCTGATCTGATGCGTTTCGGATTGCATGATGCAGAACGAGGTTGCGAAGTCAACGGGGTCGAGCTGTTGGTCGAGGGCGACGAGCTTGCGCTCGTGGACACCACCGGCCTGCGACTTGTCCAAGCTGATCTGCACGTGGACGGACGGCGTTTTGAACAACGCCATGATGTCAGCGTTGAGTTCCTCGTCATCGAACCCGAACATGTTGCACTTGAATCCCAGTGTCTCCCTTGGGATCAGATAGTGGAGGATGCCGTGAACGTCGTCACGCCCGACGAAGAACAGGTAGTGGTCGCCGTACCCCGGCGTCAGTGCGCCCTCGGGCGTAAACTGGCCCAGCACAGCGAGTCTCGGATCGTCTTTCACTTCACACCCGTTAAACCTTTCAAGTCGTCTTCTAGCTTGGCGAGGTTAAGTCCTTCTAGGTCAATGCCATTCACGAGTTTCTCTATCGTGAGGTAGGCGTAAACCTCGTCTGCGTTCTGCTGGAAAGCGGCCGGGGTCAGTTGGATTTTCTGACCCCAGCTTATGACGACCGGGTTGCCGTCACGCCAGGCGACCGTCGAAATGTAGTGTCCGCCATTGTAGTTGGGGCTCGCGACGTGATCCCACCGCCTACTACCCTGGCTGAACGATTCCATCCACTGCTCAGGGAACTGCACACCGATCCCGACACCATCGAAATAGTATGCGGCGTAACGCAACTGCTCGATGTTGCCTGGCTCCAGCGCGACATACGCGGCGATCTTGTGACGCTTGCCGGTGGCGTCGAAAAAGCCGACGCGACGACGCAACGCAAGCGCGCTTGCTACGTCGGTGCCGTTGTCTGAATTAGGCTGCGTCGGATCGTAACCCGTGACCTCGGAGTAGTTCGCGAGTGCCGTCTTGTCATCGAACGGCACCGTTACGCCAGCCTCGGCATTCCACAGCATGATCTCGTGACACGATCCCGCGAAGAAACAGTTACCGGCCACGTCGTTGCCGAGCATCCCCCAGTTTGCAATGAGGGTCTCATGCCCGAAATCCCTTGGCGGGTCAGGCATTAAAGTTGTGTTGGCGTAGTCGCTGAACCGGAGACTTACCGCCCCTGGTCGAGCTGGCAACTTGCCGAGCTTGAGCGTCATTAAACCCTTACCCTGTCTGCTATTCTGGCCGGTATGACGACCAATGGAATCTTACATGAGCTATCTGAAAAATGGCTGCCACTACCCGTCGAGCGTTTCTTTACAATGCAAAGAGCACCGGACGGCATGTGGTTCGGCGATGAGTTGCCGCCTACGCTACAGGACGAGATGGCGAGTCCCCTTGCCACACAGTCGAAGATGATGCTGCGATACCAGATCTTGCAGCAACTCGCGATGGGCGAACGACGACGGTACGCGCAGGCAGAGGCGACACGCCGCAAGCACGCTGTGGCTCGTGTTGGTAAGCGGGTCAAGACTTCTCGCAACTGAGTCATATGACTCAGAACGAAACATCTTGCTCGCGTGTCAGCGCAACAACCGCGAGGCCCACGCCAAGCACCCACGAGCACAACAGGATTGCGCTAACTGCGAGCGTTCGCTTTAGGTAGGTTGGCATCTTCAGCAGCTTTCACTCGTGCGGCCATTCTGGATCCCATAGCGGCGGTAAGCGATTCACGGCTCAACGTCACGATGACCGAGTTCATGTGTCCCAACAACTCAAAGTACTTGAGCTGCCAGAACTTTGCCTGTTCCTCCCAATCGGGAGTAGCACCGTTAGCAGCCATGCCTGGTCGCCTCCATCGCGTTGATGCTTGGCCGGTACGCGCCAATCTTGTACGCGCACTTGCGGTTACCGATTGTCAGCTCCAGCGTCCAATGCTGGCACATCGGATACGTGTCGAACTGGCTTGGCCGGTTGGATGGGAAGTCGAGGCCCGCAACAGCTACTCCCGCAGCAACATTGAAGTTGGATTCCAATGCGAGCTTCGGTACTGGCGGCGTGAGCTTCACGCCAAGCGAGCGGAACACGGCCTGGTCGGCTACAACGTCCCACAGGAATCCGCAGTCCAGCAGGATACGGTCGTCTGCCACAACAACTTCCACGCTGGTCCCGTCGCCGCGAGTAATCAGACGCCCATCGGCGAACGGGTCCAGCGGATGATGAATAGGCGGATGGACAGCCACGTCCACCTCGCCCACTCCCGTAATCACTTACGCCGCAATCGGTGTCAGGGCGAACGAGTAGCTCGTCATGGTGAACGTGTTCGTGTTCACCCACGCCTGGCTTGCGGTCAGCGCGAAGCTGAACAGGAAGTTACCCGCCGTGAGAGCATCCCAAACCGAGATGTCCGTAAGTGTCTCGGACGTACCACCATTGGTCCATCCTGGCGCGGTGCCAGTCTGAGCCATCGAGCCCGCAGACGGTGCCGCGTACGGCGCGACAACGCGAGTGGTCGAGCCTGCCGCTGCCGCAGTCGCACCGGATGCGCCCGGTGATGCGGTGTGCAGCTTGAAATACAGGTTTGTCGGTGCGGACGCGAACGCCGTACCTGCCTGCAAGATCGCAAGCCACTTGTTCGCGAGGTTGACCGCGCTCATTCCGTCAGCCATTTACTTCTCCTGTTCCTGTTGTGGTGCATTGGTTTTCAGATCCTCGGCCCGCACGGCGATGTTGCCGTGCTGGTCGAGTTGGTTGCCGTCCTTGTCGTGGCAGACCCCGCTGCCGGTTGCCACGATTTTCGCGATGACATTCGGTTCTGACATTGTTCCCTTCTCTCGCATGGTGTTTCACTTTACACGGGCACGCACACGAGCCCGAGCTTTAGGCCGTTGCTGGCGGCGGGCGTGCCGGATGGTGTTTCCGACACGCTGATTAGGTCACCATCGGACACTGACACTGTGTGCGTGGTGTCGCTGGCTGTGGTGTTTGTGTCGCTTGTGGTGCATGTCAGTGTTGTATCGGCGGCGTTCTTGCGTACCGTCAGTGCTCGTGACTTGCCGGTGCCTGGCGCGGTCACCAGTTTCGACGCGAGATCTTTTAGCGTGCAAGCATTGAACTTCATTTGCACAGCGGATTCTGTTGCGTTCCAACCTAACCCGTGGCCTTGCGGCGCTTCGTAGTTGACGGCGCTTGTGGATGGTGCGTTGAGGTTGCCGAACGGGACGATGATCTCGCCCGCGTTGTTGGGAACTATTGTCATGCAAGTACTTTGGTATGACCACGCCGACGACGGACCCTTGACCTGCTTCACAACCATCGTGTCGCCCTGCGCGAAAGCTAGTGTGCCAGCAGAAGATACGGCGTCGTTGGTGTTGAAGCTCGCAGAGAATGAGCTGTCAGTCGTGTTGTTCTTGCGCACGCTGAACGTGTTCGTACTGCCGCCGCCACCGTTGCCAAACGGCGAGTAGGCGGCGATCTTCGTCACCGTACATGCTGTTGGCACAAGGACTTCCATCGCCGTCGCGTCGGTGGTCGACGGTGTGGTGTTGGTGCCACCATTGGGCGGATCGTATTCGGTTGTGTTCGAGTTGTTGGGGTTGCCCATGTTCGTCGCGGGTAGCAGATACCAGTTGCCAGCCGTCTTGTACTCGATAGTCCAGAACACACGGCCGGGGCTCACGGGTGAACCGGTACCGGTAGCGCCCATGTCAATCAGGGTGAGCTGCGTAAGCGCAACTGTCCCAGTCCAAGTCGCTGTTGTGTTGGTGCCGCTGATCGTCACCGACGCCGACGTGTTCGAGCAGGCGCTCGTTGTACCCGAGCGAACGGAGAAGATCCAACTAGAGCCCGCGCCTGGTGCTGTGGTGACCCACACCGTTAGCTTCGTGATGGTTATGTCATCCGAGAGCGGGATGCGTGGGTCGGTGCCGCTCGCGAGGTCTGCGGTGCCGATCCACGGATTGTCCATGTTGCAAACACCATTGGTGCTCTGACCTGTTCCGCCCATTGCGGGAGCGGTGCCAATCCAGAACGCTTTCATAGCGGATGACACGAGATTGCCGGAAACTGTTGCGGTAGCGGTCATTACGCCGCCACCAACCTTGCCAACCACACCAGTCCCGGTGATCGTTGCCGTGGCGTTCAATGATCCCCCATCGGTCGCTGCCATCGTGCCGGTACCCGTGATGCTGGCTGAAGCGTTAAGTGCGCCACCAGTTTTCGCGCCGACAAGGCCCGCGCCGTGAATAGTGGCTAGTACGGTAGGCGATCCTACGGCTACGTCACCGACGACACCCGCACCGTTGATAGCCGCCAGGCCGTTGATAGTGCCCTGTCCGCCAAGGACATTCGGGCCGGAACCACCTATGGCAGCTTGAACGTTGATCGAGCCGCTGCCGAACAAAGCGAGTAGCTCTGTGTTCGCCCATGTGGCTAGCGCGGTCATGGCACCGGAACCGACGACGCCGACGACACCCGTACCAGTGATAGCAGCGGAAGCGGCCATAGCGCCGCCCGCCGGGATGCCGGTAACGGCACCAGCACCAGCGATAGCGGCCGAAGCATTAAGCGCCCCTTGGCCTATCACGCCGACGACACCGACCTCGCCGGGTACGCCTTCGCCGACGACACCCGACCCTGTGATAGTGGCGCGTGCCGTCAAACCTGCCGTGACCACTCCAGTGCCGGTGATGTTGGCGAAAGCGATTCCACCTGAAACGCCTACGCTGCCAGCACCTTTGATGGTTGCGGCAGCGTTCATCACGCCAGCGGCTACGGGACCGATCGCGCCAGTGCCGGTGATGATGGCTGAACCATTAAGCGCGCCACCGCCATTCATAGTTGGCACGAGCCCGAGTAGCCAGTAGTACAGGTCCCTCGGGTTGCCGAGGTAGTCCAGCGCACCGTAGCCGGTCGAGCCGTCCGCTGTGGTGCTGTTGGTAGCGTCCACGCCGCTGTACACGCACACTGTGTCGATGAACGAGACGAACGGTGCGCTGTTGAGAATGTCGAAACAGGCTTGCACCCAAGTCTTTTGGAGAGCTGTGGTGATACCGGGTACGTCGAGCATCCCGTAGCCTAGCTCCGTTATCATCATTTTCTTTGCGCCGTCACCGTTTTGGACCATCAGTGACCGCATGGCTAGTATCTGTTGAAAGCTGTCCATCTTGACGTTAGGCGTGGGACCTGCTGGCCTGTAACGGGTTACGCTGCCGGTGCCTGATATGTTGGCCTGCCCTGCCATGACACCGTTCTGCGCTGGCGTGGTTAGGTTGACTTGGCCGGTGCCGGTGATGAGAGCTGTGGCGATCAACGACCCATCGCTCAGTAAGCCTGGAATCTGTACGCCGCCAAAGTAATCCCCGTTGATGGCGAGGTCATTCCAGGGATAGACGTGGGTTGCGAGCGCATCGAAAATGCTGCCGAGGCTGTATCCGGCTGCGGTCGCTGCGGCGTAACACTGTTGCAGGAACGTGTACTCGTCTTCGCTTGTCGTACCGTAGCCGCCGCCGATGAACGGGTTGTACCAAGGGCCGGTGAATTGTGTGTGCTGCATCCCGCCGAAGATGACGACAGACTGATTGCCGGTCGGCGCCACACCAGGCGTAGGTGAGCCGGGGAGCACCGACTTGACGCCGTCGTGTCCAGCCTTCAGCAGTGCTACATAATTGGTTGCGGAAAGCGGTGCAGTCCAGAACCTTTGATTGTTCTGCTCATTCCAGATCTCGAAATACCTTGCGCCCCTACCTGCTAACGGCGCGTACTTGCCGGTCGTCGGAATGCCAACGCCGCCAGGCTGATAACGGGTTACGACCTCGGCGCAGAACGCTTGATACATGGCGTTGGTCCAGCCTGACGGCATGCTCTGCCCGATGATGAGTATCGGGTCCGCACCGGTTAGCAGCATCATGTCGGCGAGGGTGTTGTCTATGAATGACCAGTCACGTCCGCCGCCCGCAGTGACGTTGGCCCACGGCACCATGAGGCGCCACAGCTTCGGATGCAGTTGTCCCAGTTTGGGATACAGCGGCAGCACACCAGCGGCGTCCAGTTCTGCGCGCTGGTCGGAGAACGCCAGTTTGAAGTTGTAGCTAGTAGTCATAGGCGACGAAGGCCCCCAATCCTATTGAGGCTGCGCCTGATCCGTTGTTGTACTCGTAGATTCCGCATTCGCGCCAACCGGCACCGTGAGTGAGACTGGTGGTGTCCGCCCACGGGGTTCCGACCTCCATACCGTTGTGGTACATGGTGAAGTGTCCAGCGTCGTCGTATTCGATAGCGATAGTATCATCGACACTGACGCTCGAAAGGCTGTAGGACACTTCGTCTGTGCCGACGTTTGGTGACGTTGAGACGAACAGTGAGAGGGTCCAGCCGAACACTTGGTAGTCCAGCTTCATGAGGACGTGCTGAGCCAAACCTGTTGTGCCGTGGCCGCATATGAAGATACCGGCCGCACCGTAGTTAAGGATAGCTTTGACGGTCGCGCCCACGTGGTTCTTGTTAGTGATGAGCCCGTGGTCGGTCGCTGCGTTGCTTGGGTTGCCGGTGAACACGCCGATACCTGGTGCGGCACTTGACTCTAACGCGTAGTTGCCCGACACGCTAGGTAGCGAGAAGCCACTCGGCGGCGTCCACGCGACGTTGCTCGTGTTGGGATAGTTGGCGGTCATCGCTGCAGACGCGAAGTCCCAATTGATCCCTGACGTACCGGAATTCAGGTGAGCCCACAGAGCGTTGATCTGACTGATGTTCGCCGACACGGGAGGGTTATTCGGGGACAGCGCTGTGGTGACGTTGTCCCATACGGTAGTCGCAATGTTTTCCCACGCGGAGATAAAGTCTTCTATACCAACGTAAGCCGGTAGCTCCGCGAGGTCGAACACGATCTGATGCAGCAGACCGCCGAACTGTTGCACAGCGTAGATAGCTTTGTTAGCCGAATTCAGTGCCGTCTCAACGCTTGTCACCAAACCTGATACCTGGCTTGTGAATTGGCCCGTGGTCACTCCGCTCGCGTTGCCGCCCGTGATCTCGTTGTAAAAAATGTCCATGATGATACTAGGACCCACGAGCAGATCGTTCTCTAAAGTTGTTATGGCAGTTTGTATTCCAGCGATGGTGGTCTGGATGCCTGCGACGATTGGGGGCGCCGCGATGATCGAAGCTACGTCAGCCTCGGCTAGCTGAAGCAGACTGTTCGGGAGCTGCGATGTAAGCAGTAGGCCGTCGGTGCCGAGCGCCGCAAACTCTGTCGGCAGCGACGCGACTAGCGATGCGAAAGAGGTTGCGGTAGTGAGCAATCCGGTTGGATTGATGATGTTGAGTACGAACGCCTCCGCCGCACCCGCAGGAGTGAAAGTGGAGCTGCCGAGCTGCAACGGATTCAGGAACGACATAAGGTTGGCTGTGACGCTACCGCTAAGCGGCACAAGGGTTTCCAGAGCTAACCCAGTCACAGTGTCGACCGCCGTCAGCAATGAATCAACCGCGCCTACAAGAATCTCCTCCGTCATCACAGCGAACGGATTACTACCAAGGAACGCCAGCGGGTCACTGCTCATCGTCACCGTAGGGTCATGTGTGACCTTCGGCTGCTTAGTTAATAGCTTGTTAGGCACAGTGTTACACCGGCAACTGTAGCGCGCCCATTTGCGCGTCGACAGGGTTGAAGTCGTAAACGCCTGCCATACCAGTGTTTATCAGGTTCACGTACAGGGTTCCTTGTTGCCCAATATGATTCGCGGGCACGAGCCCGACACCGTTGGTGGGCGTCATGGCGGTTGACGTGTTAGTGTTGTCCGAGGTGTGCGGAATGAAAGTGACTGAGCCCAACGAGTTTCCGTAGCCACGCGCAATCAGTTGGCCGGTCGTCGGGTCACCTAGCCTGACCTCCGCGCCCACGAGTAGCGGCGTGAAACTTATGTTGGCGCCCAACACTTTTAGCTGACCGGACAGCCACGGCTTCCACGGCCCATCCGCACGGGGTGGCATATCGAACGCGCAGATCGGATGCGACGGTGCGCCAATGGAAAACGCTGCCGTGAACGCCGCCTCGGGAATGGTGAACATGGTTGGCAGGCGCAGTATTTGAGGCTGCGGCACCCAGATGTTTCGGCCGGCCGCAACGCCGACGCTTGGGATGGTGGCGGGTGTCGAGCTTGCGCCCGTGTCGGTGAAAGTTGTTACGGTGCCACTAGTTACGATGCCGACGAGCACGTTCTCTTGGCCGAGCACGGTGCCCCGGTAGATCTTGTATCCGGTAGCGCCGCCGTTGGGCGGTGCCGTCCAGTTGAGGACAACCGAGTTTGTGGTGCCGGTGATGTTGCCGGTTGTAACTTCGTTGCTGCCAAGGGTTTCCGCGTTCGTCATGGTCGCGGTCACCTTATAGAAGTAGATACCGGCACCGAGGGTGCCGCCCGTCGAGTTGGTCGTGATCGTCAAACCTGTTGGCGCACCAGGTGTTTTACGCGCCGTGCAGATCAGCGTGTCACCGGGTTGCGGCGCCCGCGTAGTGAAATCAACGTCAGGGCAAGTGCCGAGCGCTGCGCTTGGACCCATCACACCTTCGGGTGCCGCGATGTGAAAGGTGAACTGCGGGCTCGACATTGAGCCGTCGACATGTATCCACGAGTCGACGCCGCCAGGCCCGTTGCCGGAACCTGGTGTCTCCAAGACGATGTGAGGCGTGATGAGCGGGTACGGTCCTGGCGGTCCTGGTGCGCCGACAGGTAGCTGCCGCCAACCTATCGTAGTGCCCCACCACACGTACATCGTTGTGGCAACAGTGTTTCCGAGGTCGTCCTGTACGCCGAAGATCCAAAACTTGCCCCTGTCGGCCGCAGTGTCCCCGAGGTCTGTCGGCAACTGGGAGGGGTCTGTCTTGGCGTCGTTCTGCCATTGCAGCGCGAACGACGGTTCACCGGGATCACCCTTAACGCCTTGCAGCACAGGGACAGTCAGCACGGCCTGCCGCTGGAATGCCTGCAGGGTGGCGGCGAACATGTTGGGGTTGTTGATGTCGGTCACCAAACCCATGAGGATCAGGTTCGCGAGTATCTGCCCAACGGGTACGGTGTCCCCTATGCCGAGCTGAATGATTTCAGCCTGCGGTGTCGTCATTATCCTTGTGTCCCTTCGGTTTTAATGCTGTCGACATAGTTGACTTGCGCGTGACCCACCGACCACACCTCTGGTTCCTCGGCGTCTTCGGGTTTCTCTGCCTCGATGACACGCCACAGCGGCGCGTGAACCATCGCGTCCCGCAACTCTTGTGCCGCCCTCGCCATCGCCTGCATATGTGGCATGGCCTGTTTGAAATCCTTCTGAAACTGACCCAACGCCTCCAACTGTTGACCGTCTAACAAATGTAAGTTGTTGTTGCGCTGAATCTTTCGCTTACTCATCGGCTCCAACCTTCCGCGTAGCCGAGTTTCACTGTGCGAGAGCCCCATTCGGAGCGGGTACCGAATCGGTGTGCGCGCCTTCGTGTTTTGATGTTTTCATAGTTCGGTATGCCTGGCGAACTGATAACCGATGGGCCGTCTTCGTGGTCGACTAGCGACGGCTGCGTGTACCAGGTCGGCAGGTCAACCATGTGGGTCCAAGTATTGATCCGATTGTCAATTGGCCCAACAAGTTCCGACAAAGTTTCGATCAGGTACGGTAAGCATTCCCAACGCACGGCGTACCCTACGGTAGAGATGAACCAGTCCCCGACGATCCACGGTATGTCCACGTCGTCAGCTTCCCTGACGGCCGGAATGATGGCCTGCTGTGTTGGACCGTTCGGGTTGCCGGTACCGAGATACAGTCCCACTATTGATGTTTCGGCCCATTGCAGCGCAACGGATACGTGATGGCGGAAGTTAGGCACCGGCTGCGCGTCGTCCTCCAATACGACGACCCAATCGGCTCGCGGTCCCTGCCACAGCAATGTGAGCGCCCGAATGTGGTTGTCCGCGCAGGCTTTAACCGGATTAGCGATGTAGCCGTTGCCGTCGTCTACGCTGACGACCTCGGCTGCCACGTCATGTACAAGCCTGTCCGCCATAGCCTTTCGGCTCTCGTGAGCCACCACACCAATTCTCATCCGAATAGCAACCCTTCTCCGAGGAACGCGCCGAACATAGTGTACAGACCTTGCACCGCTCTCATGGTGCGCTCCATCGGGTCTGCCTTCGCTTTGTTGTCACCGATTGTCAGCGTTGCGAGTAGGCCCGTCTTGCGGTCGACCTTGCGCTTGTCGCCGTAGATCTGATCGACGTAGAGGACGCCGTCGAACTCAAAAGCGTTGCGGTCGCCCAATTCTGTGTCTTCGTCAATCGTCCACGGGTGACCGTTGCGTACGGTAGCTTGGAAACCTTGGAATGCTTTCGTCTTGAACAGCGCCGAGTTTAACGTTAGGAATCCCGAAAGAGTGTAAGCGGTGGACGACCCACGCTCAAATATCTCTTGATACGTCAGATCACCATTCCACAAGGCGCGCAACGGATCTGTGTAGCGTTCCCATGCGAAAAGTGTGTTGTCTAGCTGATTTTGATATAGCGAGTCTAAGCCTGTAGTCAGCGGAGCTTGGTACGCCGTGTTGACGAACGTGCCGATGGCGACGTTTATCAATGCGCTCAATTGGCTTAAGCCATACTTAATCCCGAAGGTCTGAAGTTCGTTTACAAGCGTCGGGCTACGGGATCCTGTCATCACCGTTCGGGGACTGCCCTTGTGCAGTGTGTGGGTCGCGTCGACTATTGCGGTGAACTGTCCTTCGCGCCAAATCACTTTAGGGACAGGGGGAGCCGTGCCGAATAATGATTCGAGGATGGGGAAGTTTTGACCGCCGACCTCGAAAACTGGTTCGCCGTCAAGAGATAACCCGGTGCTGGCATTGACTAGCGTGCTGGAGAACAGGTCATCGAGCGACACGCCGATCACGTTGAGCAGCCCATCCCATGCTGTACCGGTCGGTCCAGAATGGCCGCTCTTATCCTCGAATCTGAAAATTACACAGTTACGATTAGGCTTAACAACAGCATTGGCGATCTGAGTCAATTGACTCAGACCAAGCAAGTCGGTCAGTTCCTCGTACGGATTCCATATGTCGCCCACAAGGTACGTGTAGACGCGCATCATTACGCCAGCGTCTTTTAGCATGTCGCCGGTCGCGCTGTGCCAGTCTGTCCACGTCGCGCCCAGTACGGTCCAATTCGATGTATCCGTAACAGGATTCACGAAGGCCATCTGTATAGGCCAGTCGAGCGGGTTGACCTGGAATAGCGAGTCCGCCGAGAGTGGGTCGAGCCACGACGCGGGGTTGAACATGTTCGTGATGAACGACAGTCCCGGCACGAAAAGCCTTGCAAGGTTTACCATTCCGGACATGAACAGCACTGTGCGGATCGGTCCCGGCATGATCCACATCTTGGGTAGCTGGATCTCCGGTGGCAGGAACGGTGACGCCGCGTAGAGCAGTTTTTTGGCATGCTCGCGATTTGAAAGTGCAAGCAGCTCAACGGTACTCGTGCCATCAGCGTGACGCTGAATGTTGATAGTGTGTATCTTGCCGCCCCAACGCTTGCGTGCGTCGTTGGCGTTCAGCGGATCTTTGTCGATGAGGAGGTGAAGATCTTCCTCGACCCGTGTCAGGTTCACGATGTAGTCGACAAGCCAATTGTCGTACCGGACAACGTATCTCGCTGTACCGGAGTCCATCATCAGTTCCTCGAACTCTGCCGACATTTCGCCGGTCAGATCACCCACGAGGTTTAAGTCCTTGTCCGCCAAGCGGAATAGCGGACGTTGCTGCGCCGCCTTCTCGATCATGGTCCGCTTGTTGCGGATATAGTTAAATGCGCCAACAGGATTCAGTTTCCCATCAGGGCATCCGTTCACACCGTTCTCCGCGAACAACGGCTGGCCGAGCGGGTTATTCCATATGTTCGAGAAGTGGACGGGCTGCTCAGCGATCAACGCGTCAATAGGGTTGAGCGGCAAGCCAAACAGGGTCTCGGTCATCGTGACCGCTTCCAACGCTGCGTCAGCTTCGCGACGATCTGCGCGTCAGGGTTGCTGGCCTTAACATGAAGGTGCGCAATGGTTTTCGGGGGCACCGGGTACAGGAACCTGATGTACTGCCTAAGCCATATCGGTTCGCTTGACAGGGTGGCCGATGGTGAGAGTAGGAAGTTAACGAGCCCGGTTGCGCGTAGCAATTTGTAGAATTCGTCGGGGTGCGGATCGTTCTCGGACACAAGGGTTTTGCGTGTCGGATCGGTGTCGACAGTGACCTGTCCGTCAGTGTCGTAGATGGGGTTGACTTGCACGCTACGGTCACCGATGTTGTCCTGCACCCACACTTCGCCCGCGCAGTCGGTGAGCAGGTATTCGACGTAGCTGCCGATGTCGGCCATGTTCGGAATCGCAAGTGTCCCATGATAAAAGCCGTCTTTGTCGGGAGCGCCTGCCTTGCGGGCGAGCCACGGGTCGGTCATGAAAGCTGGTGTGCTGTAGTACGGTATCGGCGAAATCCAGTTGATGTCCCAGACGGCTTGGTTGTTGTCGTAGGCTACGGGATCCATTTTCTGTGTTGTCTCAACGGTTTTCATGGGCCACACCTGTATCCACCGCCAGCCAGAGTAACGAGTGAACACGCCGAACCATCCGCCATTTATCTCGTCTTGCCCTGCCCACCACCGGTCTTCGCATGCACGGTAGGTGATGTTGTTCATGCCGGGTCGGCCTATGTACACGCGCATATTGATTTTGCGCGCAAGGTAATTCACGCGTTCGATGGTGGCGCCGAATTGGTACGCCGACTCTGTTAGCACTTGCTCGAAGAACAGGTGTTGTTCGCCTTGTAGGTTCTGGTGCAGGCGTACGCCTTCTCGACCGGCTAGTGGTCCGTTGAGGTGTGTGACGTTGCCCGCGTTGTCGATGAAGACCATGACGGTTTCCATCGCCTGCAACGGGTACGGTACATCTTCGATATGTTCATATGTGGCAAGCAATTCCGGCCGCAGGTAATCGGCTGACGGTATGTTTATCAGCGGTTTGCTTGGGATTGGGATGGCTTGAGTCATTGTGGCTGGAACCCCGAACTGTTAGTGAATGATGCTCCGTTGCTTGCGTTTGCCTGTTCCTGTATGGGTCCGAGCACCTTCGTGTCGCTCACGTCGGACGACACGTTGATCGAATTGTCGTTGTATATGTTCGGTGGTCCTGGCGCTGGCCCTGTCGGTGCGCCGAACGGTCCCGGTGGTTGTGTCGCAACCTGATTCGGGTACTGAGGAGGGTTTGTGATGTTCTTGGGAACTCTGACGCCGAAGCTGCTAGCCAGACCCGAAATCAGGTTTGCGCCGCCGCCGCCTGGCTGATCCCATCCCGGTATCGGCTGCCCTCCGGTCATTCCGGTATGTCCCGCACCGATCTCGTCGGCCCACGCGTTGGCTGTGCTCAAACCCCAATTGGCAAATCCGCCAAGCAGTTTCACGATTCCCCAGTCGAGCGGCGACTTCTTGAACACATCACCAAGGCCGATCTCCTGACCCAGCCCCTTAAGCAGTCCACTACCCAACGTCTGAAATTCCTTCTCACCCGTAACAGGTTGGGCTGTAAGACCTTTGGGAGATTTGTACATGTCTTCTTGCTGCTTGCGTTCCGCTTCCGCGATTTTGCCGTCCTGTTCAGAACGGCTACGCTGGGAAACCGTCAATTCGTGTGTGGCAATATCTAATTCGTTCTGTAAGGTCTGAGTTTTCTTGTCGCGCTCCGCCTGCTTGGACGGGTCGGGCGGCACCATCACACCCAGCTTGCCCATCGTGGGCGCGTTCACGTCAGCGATCTGTTTCTTCAGGTCGTCAATCTTCTTCTGGTGCTGCTGAATATCCCAATCTTGATTCGACGCCGTGTCCTTCGCGGACTGCACCGCTTGCTGCGCTTGGTATGCCTGGTCGGCCGTCTCGCCACCGTACGCACCATAGCCACCGTACTGCCCCGGTAGGCCCGGCAGTCCTGGCATGCCTTTACTGCCCCTTGGGATCGACCCTGGTCCGCTACCAACGTCGGGGAGGGTGGATGACCCCAGACCGCCCTGAAAGCCTTGCATTTGGCCGGTGCCAACGGCTATCGCTGCGTTGGCGAAGTTGTTAAGCGTTTGGTTGTCCTGGTGTGTGTAGCTCTGTCCGGACATGTCTTGCTTGCCTCGCGGGTACCAGTCGATGCCGTGGTTAGCGCCGTCCCACTCCTGGTGTCCCGCATACGTTTTGGCGTCCAAGCCGTACATGTCGCCGAGCTGCTTGACCCACGGCGGGAACGCACTCCATTCTCCCGCAGCGGTATTCGTGCCCGCTGGCACTTGGTTGTACGGTGCGCCGGTGAACGGGTCACGGTTGAACGTGGTGTGGACGTGACCATGATGACCGCTGAAACCCTGTCCGCCAGCGTTGGTTTCGTCGCTGTAGGTCGAGCCAGGTCCGCCCGAAGCTGGTGCGCCGTGAAGGACGCCGATGCCCGCGTCACCGTGCGCCGCCTGTACGGTAGGATCTTCCAAGTCTGACCAGATAACCTGAGAGACGCCGCCAACGTCGCCGCCCTGGCCGAACTGTTTTATATCTCCGTTGTGCAGTGAACTGATGAGCCATCCCCATTTGCTCATTGTGTCTGTGTCCCAAACGTATTCGCCCTTGCCGAGTAACGCTGGTACATCGTCGCCGTTGCCGCTACCCGTGGTTATCGGGTAGCCGCCCTTCTGCATGCCGAGGATCTTGCGAGCCCCGGCAACGTCGAATGCGCTACCCGAATATCCGCCGTCTTCAACACCTTTCCCCGCGATAAAGTCAGCAGGATTGCCGTCAACCACCTTCGGGCCACCAAGTGCGTTGAGTGCGTTGATGAACCATCGGATCTGCTCGCCCACGCTGCCGTGTGGCTTGTCGGCCGTCTCCTGAAATAGCCCAAAGTGGTTGGGGTTATTAGGATTATTGGGGTCGAGACTCGACTCTTTCATCGCTGCCGCAACGGCCGTGATAGCAGTCTGGTCGCTGTAGCCAGCAGACTTAACAGCGGCGAAAATGGTTTGGGCCATTACCTTTTGGCTACTGTCGGTCGCAGCGGCACCGCTGCCGACGCTGAAACCGCTTGGCGCGCCACCTGGTAACGAGCCGCCAGGGCCAATTGGCGGACCCCCAGGCGCAACAGCACCTAGCGTTGACTGCCCACCACTCGCTGCGCCGCCCACCATTGGTGGGGCGTTCTGGCCGCTAGCTTCAGTCCAATAGTCGGTCCACTTCTGCGTAGCATCCCCGACGTTAATCTGATGCTGCTCAAGCCAATTGGCTATGTCGTGCATGCCGTCACCGACTTTTAGGTCGGAGAGTTTGTGGCCCATGTCGAACGCTGCTTGGCTGGCGTTAACTAGGTTCTTGCCGAGATCTCCCATGCCGGGAATGAATTGGATCATCTGGCCGATGCCGCCGAGGAACCCGGCTACGCCTTCGATCATTGTCCCGAGGAAAGTTGTCACGCCATCGGCAACGGGCGCAAAGAAATTCAGCACACCGATAGCGAATTGCTCTAAGTCAGCGGCGATTTGAATGATGTACGCGCCGCCGATTTGCACGGCGTGTTTGATCTGATCCATGTGTGTGTTGACGCCGCCCACAAGCGCATCTAGGCCCTTGCCAACAAGTCCCAACGCTGCCGCGCCCAACGGCTTAAACGCATCCTCGACCCTGTGCTTAACAAGTTCCCACTTGTTTTCCATCGTCTCGGTACTGGCGAGGAACTGTTCGAGACTCTGCGTGCTAGCATCGAATGTGGCTGGCGCAGCGCCCATTACGTCCACATAGTCTTGCACGGCCTTCATCGCTACCGTCCAGCGGCGTGTACCGAACAAAGTCTCTGCCAAGTCTTGTCCAGCGGCGGTGTCCCCCAACTCTTTTAGACGTTGACCCGCGAGCTGCATGCCTTCGCCGAACGAAAGTCCTTCCTTACCAAACTCTTTCATGGCGGCCTGTAGACCCATCATGACGGGTCGGCCAGCGGCGCCCATCTTCAGCAGGTCCGCCGTGAAGGCACCGGCCTGCTTGATGCTCATTCCGGCTTCAGCCAATGTGATTGCGGCGTCACCACTTAACGCTGACGTGAGGTCCCCGAGGCCCTGGCCTGCGCCGCGTGCGCTCTGCGCCAACGATGCTAGAACTGAATCAGTCTCTTGCGCAGGCGTTTTGAACGCAACGAAGATAGCTCCGAGGTCGGTAGCTTTGAGGTTGGAGAACCTGCCCTGTAGCTCAATTACGTGACGCCCCAAGGTTTCTATCGTATCGGCGGGCGTGTTGAGGATGGTCGCCAGTTGCGCCATCGTCTTACCGGTATCGGCACCGGCCACGTCTAGCGTAGAAAATACAGACTGTGCAGACTTCTCCAGCTTGTCGAACGATTCCCCCGAAGCGTTTGAGAATTCATGGATTTGGATCCCAATGTTCTCATACTTCTCTCCCAGCTCGACCGACTTCTCGGCTAGCTCTTTCGTGACCTCTATGCCTGTCTGAAATGTTTCGATGACACCATGAATCATCGACTCGTAGACGGACTCGATGGCGCCCGTAAGTGCTTGTGCGCCAGCGACTACGAGGCCACCCATCACGCCCGCGAGTATCTCGCCGCCTTTCGCCGCTTCCCCGGTGGCGGCGGTTAGCTTGGTCGTCTTCTCGTTGTAATCGTCGTATGCTGCACCGGTTTTGGTCGTCTGAGTAGCTAGCTCGTTGTGCGCTTTCGCCTGCTCTTGGATGAGCGGCAGCACAACCGACGCCTTGTTGATCCCGTTGTCACGCGCCAGGTTCAGGTCAGCTTCAGCTTTTGACGAACGTTGTTGCGCCGCACTAAGATTGTCGTATTCCTTGCTGTAGTTCTGGAGTGCCCTTGTCGCGTCACCCTGTAGCTTCGCTACGAGTTTCGTGTCTATGTCGCTAGAGAACTGGTCGAGGTACTTCGACGCACCGAACGGTAGTTCCCAGCTCTGCATTCCCTTGGCGATTGTCTGCTGGAGCTTCCCAGTGAAGTTGCTGCCCAACGCTTCTGGTGAGGTACCGGAGTTAAACCCTTGCTCGAATTCGCTTTTGGCCGTGGCACCGGCTTTGCGCATCTCCGGTCCCATACGGGAGGTTTCCGGCATGACCGGAATCCATAGTGCCGCAAGGTTAATATCCTGGCCGTGACCTGGTGTCGTCACGAGCTATCCCCGTGTGTCACCTTTACCACCTTCCCGCGCAAGTCGTTGGCGCTCTTTGAGTTTCACGGTGAATTCGTCAACAGGGTTGGCCTCCAACGCAATCCCCTTGTACGGCGTAGCCATATCAAACTCGGTCATCGGCCGCACTGGTGTTGAATCAACGCCTGGCCGTGGATATCTCCCGCTGAGATCCAGCAATCCGGCTTGCTGCTCAGACATGCTTGCGAGCATGTCAGCTTCCCTCGACCAACCGCCCATCCAATAATGAACAGCGGTGTTGGGATGCGAAGCCACAACAACCGAAACCAGTTCCCACAGAGAGAGTCTCGTTCCGATTTCGTCGGCGTGATAGCCCATTGACAGGAGATCGCGCTCGACTGCATGCCAATTAGTTCTGATGACATGAGCGAGCTGAATCATTCCCCCGCCGTTGCACCCGCTCTCATGGCTGCAAACCACACGTCGAACATCGCGAAGTACTCAGGGTCAGGAAGGAACTGCGCCTGACGCTGAACACTCTTGGGCACCTTAGCCCTTCGCAACCACGACCATGTTTGCGAAAGAACCGGCAGCTCAGACAGATCGAACAGCCACACCTTGTCGGGTCGTTCAAACCCGTCCAACGGCAACAGGATTGGATCGCCGCCGTCCTTCGGCTTGTACGTGAACAGCTTCGTCCCCTTAGGGTACGGGGACGCAAGCTCCTCTGGTTTGGGTAGCTCGACGTGTTCGGCGGGCGGCGTTTTCTTGGTCGCCGTCCCCTTCTTCTTGACGGGCGGAACCGGCTGCGGCACAGCGTCTTCCGCGAGTGCGGCGCTCATATGTGGGCACCGTCGTTGATGTACATGTAACCGTGATTCTTGTTGCTGTCGGGGTAAGCCTTCAGCGTACATTCGGTGGTCATGTACGTCTTGTGGGTCATGTCGATTTCGTTGACCGTGATAACCCGTCCGATGGGGATCACGACGCGCACAAGGTTGGCGTTGTAGAAGCCATCGAAGACCCACGACCTGGTATCGAGGAGTTGCGGATTGAACTTGACCGCAATCTCTTTGCCGTTCGTGGTGGTCGCCGCGACGACGGAGATGTTCGAGATTCCGAACGACGCTTTGAGCACCTCGACGTTGCGGAACTGCATGAGCCGGAACATCATCGTGCGGTCGTACTTGTCCTGAAGCGTCCCGGCGAGGTCGCCGCCCCACACGAAAACGTCTGTGGTGGAACGGGTTTCCTTCTGCTTCAACCCGTTCTCATCGGCGAACCCGAGGTCAACGAACCCGGTGATGGGCGTGCCGTCGAGTGTCGCGTACGAGGTCGTCGGGAGCGTTGCGCCCAACGGAGCCCACAAGATTGAACCGGACACTCGGGGCGACGGAGCAAGTAGCTCCAGAACATTGTCAGCCGTTACTGGTGCAGTCACGGGCATTTCCTTTCCCTTTCGATTGTTTTCTGGTATTCAGTTGGTATTCAGTTATGTTAAGGGTTTACCTGCTACCCGCCATGTTAAAGCACTACGGTAGCGAGGCAAACTAATGTCGGGGTTCGGCAGCTTTCGGCCACCCACGGCGTTCACCAAACCTATTACATACCAACCCATTAGGGTTAGTCCTTGCACGGCTGTACCGAAACCCATTGCACGCCGTGAAATGTCGGCAGCCTGCGCCTCTACGGGAGAGTAGGCATGTAGTAGAAAACTCAAATCCCAAGCGGCTAAACCGAATCGGGTTGCATCGCCAGCCTCGACGGTAAGGAATCCGTTGATCGTGTCGGCGTCATTGCTGACCACCGGCATTCGCGTGTCAACCGGCGTGGGCGACAAAATCGGCGTGTAGAAGTAGGGCACGAGATCCTCGATGTCCGGCGCATCCAACGGGGGCACAACGTAACTGGTCATTTGCCGCTCATCCCCAACGCCGCTTTGAGTAGCACCGCTTGCGATAGTTCCTCGTGGATGCCTTTGTTGTTCTTGGGTACGACGTAGGCTCGTGCCCGCTGCGTATTCGGGTCGATCTGCGCGACGATCTCGAAGTTGCTTGAGCCGGTCGAATCCCTAAGCTGTGCAGCCTTTTCCATCATCCTCAGCAGTACCGGCCGCATGTGTCGTATCTGCTGGTCGATCTCGGCCGTGATGCCGGGATCGTATTCGTCGGTCATGTCGACTTTGAGGTGAGCACCGTTGGTACTAAACAGTTCTGGCATGTCAGGTCACCCGCTTAACGAGCACGATGCCGCCGAACATGTCATCGTATTCGCTCATGATCTGCAAGCCGTCGCCCCAACCGGTGTAATCCGGTAGACCCTGCACCTGAAACGAAATCCCCTGTATCAGAACATCATCCAATTTCTTGTACACAGACGGGTCTGGTACGTCCATTATCAGATCAGTGACGGTGCGGGCTATGTCTTCCAGGTTGATCGGATCCGGTACGGGCCGTTGCCAGCGTGCCGGATATATCTGATACGCGTAACGCGTAACCGGTGCGGCGTGCGTCCCTTCCTGCGAGCTGCCATGCCTACCCGTCGACCCCGTGTGAGGAACGTACACAAGGTGCTGTATGGCGATCTCAGCTTGCAGCACAGACACTTTCAGACCCTCACTATGGTGTACGGGCCGAGGCGGTCCTTCTGGTCGTCAGAGAGGACGGGACCGAATTCGCCGAATTTCATTCGTGTCGGCCCGCGCTGAATGTCTTGCACGACACCGGCTGGCTTCTCGATGGTGCGGCCCGTCAGCTCAAACCCAACCTCTGCAACAGGTTTCGGGACAGTCACGTAACCGTGTGTCATGTCAACGGATACGGGCAACCCACGTGCGCGCCGCCCGTTGTAGCCGTCGTAAGTGATATATCCGGTCGTGTACACGGTGTAGAGACTCGGGTCTATCACTGTGCCGTTAATCCGTACTGCTTGAACGGACACCAGGTTGAGTGTCGGCAGGATAATTATCCCCTTGCTGCCAACCTTGGTGTCCACGTTGGTATCTGGGAGAACCGGGTAGATGTGCCAGCCGCAAAAATCAACGATGGTGTCGCCGATCGCACCGAGGAACCAATTCGGGTCCTTCGCTTGGAAAGACGCGAAATCCGTTGCGTTCAGCAGTGGCGAGGTCACGGTCGAGGCTTCCTCACAGTGACGGTGCGGGGATTGCCGTCGCCGCCATCCACATCAGGGAACGTCGAAATCGTGTCCTGCACAGTGTCTTCGCCGGTCTCGTGTGTGATGTACAGGTCGTCGGAGTCGTTGCAGTATGGGCCTGTCATGTCATGCCCCCGCGCTGGCGCACATAGCCGAGACGGTGCCGCCCGTTATCACTGTGGCAATGTCTGCGCGTAGATACCGTACAGGCTGACCGGAGATGACGACCGGGGGGAAGGTGGTGTTGGCGGCGTTAGTACTTACTGCCGCACCAAGATTGAACCAGTTGACGCTGTCGAGGCTGCCCTTGAATTGCACCGAACCGGCTGTCACTCCAGCGCCGCTGGTGACGACCATTGTGTGGCTCGAACCGATGAGCCCTTGGTCCACGATTGTGCCTGGCCCAGCGGCGCTTTGATTGGTGAGGCTCAGTGCCTCCTCGTCGAATAACGGCATAATCCGTTTCCTCTCAACGTAACTGAGTCATGTGACTCAGTAGGTTGGTGTGGTGGCCGGGAGACGACCAGATCAACCGGCCACCAACACCATTCCCTATCTTAGGCGAACTGCACGATTTCAAACAGCTCGGGGCGCTTGACCTGAAGACCCGCACGGATCTCAGCTCGCATCGTCCACAAGTTCTGCTCGAAATCGAACCCGTTCATGTTGGTCACGTCGACACGCATCCCGCCGCGCCGAAGAATCTTCCCGCCGTCCCTGAAGTCCCCGACGATCGGAAGACCCTGTGGCTCAACAGGAGTCGAGACGACACGCTTGTTCCACAGCGTCAGCGCATCCTCAATACCGAGGCTGCCCGCGTTGGCGGCAATACCGTAGTTGGTCCCGAAGAACGAACCTCCCAGATATTGACCGTTCGCATCCTTAGCAAGCCTAATCACTTGCCAGTCAACAGGATTGAGCACCATCGCGTCGGGCTCGAAGAAGTACGTCACCCGAATGTCGGTGACCGCCTGCAACAGTGCTTCGGCCGCTGCGGTTCCCTTCGTGTAATCCGTTGGGAGAGTGTACTTCCTACCGGGGGTGATGCTAGCGACCGTCTCCGATGTTGCACCAGCACCGGCAGCGCCGCCGATCACGGTACCCGTCACTGGCGTGACTGTTGTCGGGATCAGGAACCCTGACGGATACGACAGGCCACCGGCTGGCGCGTTGCGGTTGAGCAACCCGTTGACGCCGGGAAGCCCTGTACCAGCAAGCAATTCGACCTCGAACTTGCGTGACACGCCGAGTACGCCGTCCTGTTGGACTAGCGCCCAGAACTGGGGGGCGTCCTCGATAGTTTCGTCTGTCACCCGCTCCAGGTTCGTAATCTTTCCGATGGTATCCGAATAGCGTGCCACCGCAACGGAACTCGTCGGCTTGGTCGCGCCTTCGGGCGTGGCCGCTGCGACGTTGGTCATCGCGGTCTGCTTGACGTAGGACACGACGCCGCCGCCCACCGGGACTGAGGGGAACAGACTCTCAATCACGTTGGGGTAGAAGCGAAGTTCCGCGATGCCCGGCTCGAATTCCGGCTCGACCAGCGGACCCGCAGTACCACCGGGGAAGTAGACGCCTTGCGCGTACATGCCGGTGGGAGGTGCTGTGGTGCCGCTTGTCTGGACACCCTGCAACCCTGCGACACCCTGAGCCTTCTCGTGCAGCGGTTCGCCGTCCGGAATAGTAACGGCCCAAGGATCATTCGCCCGCTTCAGCGCAATGTCGAACGAGAACGAGCCCTGATTTTGGCCGGTGCCGCCAGAGACGATGTTGCGGGCGTTCTCGCTGGCCATCTTCTGGAGGTTCTTGTACCGGGTCCAGTTCTCTTGCGCCCGCTTGACTTTCAGCGATTGCGGGATCTGCGGGGGTGCGCCGTCGCCGTTGCCTTCGTCCTGGCCGGAAAAGATTCGATTGGCTTCGCCGTACGCCTTGATGCCGAGGCCGATGTCCTTGTCGCGTGCTACCGCACCGGTTTTGCCGTCGCCGTTGCCGTTCATGTACTGCGTGAATTCGGCGAGGGTGATGGTTCCTTCGTTGACGGCCTTGAGCTTCTCGCCAGTTTCGCGCTTCAGCTCGACGGCCTGCTGCTTCAGTTCTAGTACGTTGGGCATTGTTTTCTCCTAATCTATTGCCCTGGTTGACATTTCGAGCGCAGCGGCCTTGAGCCTGTCGAGTGCGGCTGCATTTTCTTTCGGAGCACCGTTCCGGTCAGCCGATTCCTCGGGTGCCTGCGGTGTCTGCGAAATCTGTTCTGCCGTAATGACGTTACCGGACGCGTCTTTCAGCGTCACATGGTAACCCATCTTGGCAAGTTCTTCGTAGTGCTTCTGCACTTCCGGCACAGTCGATTTCGCTTCGACGGCACCGGCATCATCGTCCATGAGCGAGAAGCACGACGCCCCAAGCTCTGAACTCAGATCGTGGATGGCTTGCGTCCGGTCGGCCGGGGTCATGTCGGAAAGCTGCTTGGTGACTGTCTTGGCGAATTCCTTTGCCTTGCTGGTCTGGTCGACCGGCTGGAAGGATTTCGAGTCGATGAGCACGCAATCGGTGTTGGACGGGACGACGACGAACGAGGCGTTAACTAGTTCGCGTGAAACACCTTTCGATGTTTCCTTCTCACGGTAGGCGCACGATAGCGAACGGAGGTGCGGCGCTTCACCGTTGGGTCCCTTGCTGGCGAGCTTGCGCACGTTCTGCGCGTAGTCGGTGGTTGCGAAGGTGCCGCGCACGTGAATGTTGTTGTCAGGCTCCAACGTTGGCCTACCGGATCCTACGGTAGACATGATGTGGTTGTTGTCGTGGTCGCCGTTGATGACGATGTGGTCCGGTAGCGGCTGCTCCCATTCATCAGGGCTCAGCGTGTCGCCGTCCCTGTCTTGCTTCGGCGAACTGATGATGGCGTGGAAACTACCAGGGTAGGCGTCGGTTGATTCCTCGACGGGAACCAATTCCATTGCCGCTGACTTCAATTGGATATTCATGTTTGCTGCTCCATTAAAATGTGCAGGCAGGCTACCTGAATGTCCTGCCGGTCCAATGGGTTTCGATCTAACAGTTTGAAAGCTACTTCATCCCAACGCTTCCCGCGCCCAAGCCCGCTGAAAATCTGATTCTTGTACTGCTTGGCCTTGTCGGTGAGAGCCGGAACCTTCTGCGGCAGATCACCTTGCGCGTTCGGATGCTGATTGTTACTCGCCCCACCAGGTAGCGCCGCGTTCTCCGGTCCCACGAGGGTAGGCTTCTCGATGGCTTCCTCTAGCGCGAACTTGATTGACTTCAGCGCTTGGTTACCGAACAGTTGATCGGCGTCGGAGCCCGCATCTGAAAGGCCAAGCCATAAACGACCTTCGGACGGTTTGAGCACGAACGACTGTACGAGCTGCACGACGGCCGGTGCCAACACTTCAATATCGGCTCGTAGCCGGTTGTTGACCTCGAAACGAAACTCCTTGGGTCCGTTGAACTCTGCGCCGACGTAGAAGTCGAACGTCGACTCAATGTCCTTGAGCCGGTGGTCGATTGACGATTTGTAAACATCTTTCGTCATCGGCTCGTAGCTGGTCTGTGTGGTGTTGTCGTTGATTTGCCCCGCAGCGGGGTTCACGTCGTAAACCTCGAAACACTCTGAGCGGTTTAGCTTTCGGGTCTCGATGTACTGCATCTCTTCTGCGTCGAGCTGCATCCGCGTGGCGGTCACATCGTCCTCTAGGATCATCACGCCACCCGCGCCATCGACACCGCCAACAGCTTGCACGGCTTGCTCTAGGTGCTGGTATCCCTTCTCGCCCAACCGTTTTGGTGTGGACAGCACGTAGGATGGCCGTAACATGTTGTCCGCCAACGATCTTTGAGCCCTGATTAACGAGTCTTCGTTCATCAGAGTCTTTCTCAGCGGTTCCATACGAGACAGACCACGCATGGTGTTGTCAGGGTTGTAACTTCGGAACGGAACTATATCGTCTTCCCGGAACCAATGATCGGGCGAGCCGGTGAACCCGTAGATCAGGGTTCCGTCGTCGGCCCGCTTTATGTGCGTGTTCACGGGATGCATTGGGATAAACGACAGGATGCGACCTTTGCCATCCTCTTGCGGCACACGGTTTTTCACTAGGTAGACTTCGCCGTATGTTTCGTAGGTTATCGAAAGCCATTGGTAGAACTTGAATCTCGGCAGGAACAGGCATGGGCTTCGCATGAGTTGGGCGTATGGCCCTGTGCGGTCAAGTATGTCACCGCTCTCGGGTGACGTGTCGTAGACTCCGATGGTGAGTTTCGCTATAAGGTTGGCTACTTTGTTGATGGCGGTGAACAGGTGCGGCTGTACACGGTACATCATCCCGTAGGTTGCGACCTGTGTTTGCAACGCTATTCCGGTGCGAGGCCCGAAGTAGGCTTCGTTGAATTGTGGCGCGACTTCGGCGAACGCTTGCGGTGCAAGCGGCCGGAATACGCCGCTACTCAGCAACATTCGTTATCTCCTGGTAGTACAAGATGTTTGAAGATGGCACGTGCAGTTCGCCTGGCGCAGCGGCTATTTGAGCACCGCCGGGATTTGTGGGTTGAATCTTAACATCGACGAAAGTCCATGTGTTCCAACGCTTTTGGATGCACAATCCTATGAAAGCTCCCTCGTTTCGGACGAGAGTTACCGCATAACGCACGGCTTTCTTGCGGGCCCGAAACTCGTAGGAGGCAACAACTATCGCGATGAGTAGCGGCCAGCAAGCGGCTACGTACCATCCCATCAGAAGCCTCGCCTTCGTATGACCCGTACCGGACGTGTTGCATAGATACTAGTCTCTTCTGGCAGATGGTCCATCCCCCACACCGCACCGATGGCAGCGTATAACGGCGCTGTGTCGCTTGGTGATCGGCGTATGTCGACGCGCCAGCCACCGCCAGGGTTCATCAGTGGTTCGGCGCTTGTCGCCGCTATGTCGAGCCCCCTATGCGGGAGGTGCTCAATTGCCCTGTTAAGCAACCGATCTGTGATGTCAGCGTGCGCCGCCATCACATCGGCGCCATTCCACTCGATGATCGGTAATGGTGAACCATCTTCTGTCTCAGCATCTTTTAAGTCTTCTAGCAGGTTCACGGTCGGTGCGCCAGACTCGCAGCGCACCACGATCCCCTTGCATGTGTCGCTCGTTGCTATGAGGTACTCGACAAGCTTGGTTGGTTCTATCTCCTCCGAGATACCAACCACCGCAACATCTTTCCCGTCCCTGACATATCGACCGGCCCGCGACACGAACGCTATCTCACGCCGTGTCGAAATCTCCACGCACACAACGATTTCGGCGTCTTCGCCGGGGGAAGCGTCTTCGTCTTTCGTTGCGTCCCATGAGCCTTCGGGGAACGGCCCCCCATCGGCACCGGCGACGAAGCGGCATAGCACCTCCATGTCATATTCCAGCGGCGGCGTAGACCGAAGCGCCCCAAGCAATGTACGCGTCGTCGGGCAATTCAGCGTGACCTCAGTGTGATTCACCGAAGGGTTAGCCTGAGCGAGCGCCTGCATATCGCTGCGCTTCGCGTTCGGCGGTGCCGACCACTCGAAGAAACCGGTGGTGATCTCGTCCCAACCCTCGGGTAGCTCGTTGGGATCCATGCCGACGAATACGTCTGAGTCCGAACCCAACAGCACAGCATCGTCGTCACCATCGGGCCATCCCAGCTCGCGGTGCGCGAGTGCTCTCTGATACCTCAGAACGACGCCCAGAGCGTCACCAGCGTTAGAAAACGCGAACGCCTGAGCAAGTGGCCTGGCGTTCATTGTGTTCGTTACAGAGGACCACGAATCCCAACTATGGTGCTCGCGTAGCTCATCCAACAGGATCAGATCACCGGAGAAGCCACGACCACCGCGACGGCTCGCGGCCACCACGCGATATTCGCAGCCGTTGTCGAGGTTAAAGAACTTGGGGTGACCGAAGTTTCGTTCTTCGATCATCTCGTTCAGTTCGTCGTCCAACTCCGCTAACGCTAGGCAGTCCTTCCAGGCTTCCTCGGAGCGGTCGAGGTTCTGCGCCGTACCGATGACCATGCCGGATTCCAACGCGTACATATGCCACAACGCTAGAACGTTCTCTACCGTAGTCTTCCCGTTCTGACGGGCCACCATCGTGATAACGATGCGGAACCTGTACAGCCCATCGTCGTTCAATTCCAGCGCATGGTTCAAAAGCCATTCCTGCCAAGGAAATAGCGTGATACCAAGGATCTTCGTGGCGAACGCTATCGCCGCTGGCCCGTCCGTGAACTCCGGTAGCAACTCGCCAGTGAGCGGATCGCAATGGTGCTCAAGGGGTTTGGTGTAAATCCTCGGCTCAGTGCAACCGAGAATTACGGTCGCAGTAGACATTCCAGATACGGGTACGTCCAGTACGGACACTGCCACCGACGAACGGCCCAGTTGTAGTTCACTCCACCGGCTTCAGCTCGTTGGACTCGCCGGTCGGATCTTCCCCGGCATGCGTGCGAAGGTTCGGGTCGTTCTCGGGAACGTCCCAATTGTTCACCGGCACACCACGACTGTTGTACTTAACCCTCGGCTGCTCGACTGGCGCGGAACGCTGCGCGGATCCGCTCTTTCGCTTCGTTGTCGACTCCGACGCTACCTCCACCGAGGTTTCCGCTGTCTGGATTTCGTCTGCCATCTTGGTTCCCTTCTCGCAGTAGCGGATGCTGTTGCATCCACTCATCTTTCGGTATTTCTTCGTCGTTGATGAGATGATGCGCTGTGCCGTCATCATCGTAGGTGATGTAGAAATTCCGGACGGTCATGCTCGTTTCACCTTCGTCAATGCGCCTACGGTAGCAAGCCTACCGCCAGACTTGCGCTTACCAGTCGCCTTCGCCTTCGCCGTGTCGCCATGCAGGTCAGCGAGTATCGCCATGAGCTGCTTAGTCGTTGACGTGTGAATACTCGCCATCTTCGGATTATCAACAACTTTCGCGAGGTTGCGCGCAGCGGCTACCAACGTCGGACGCTCCACAGCCCTCGGAAGATTCTCGCACTCCGCGATGATGGCCTTCTCCATCGGCCCAATCCTGTTGCTAACTGAGTCTTTTGACTCAGACTGCTTGGCACGAATGGCCGCACGCGTTTTACCGATCTTCCTGTCACGCCTCGCGGCTAATTCATCCTGCCTGACCTGCGTCTTCCGTATCGCACGACGGCTACGGTTGTACTCGTTGATAGCGTCTTTGCAGATCTGACAGTCGCAGTAGTACGGCTTGCGAGCGCCCTTCAACCCGTGGGGTATGCCATCGTCTGGAGGGCCGGTTACAGACACTTACGTTGCTCGTTTCGGGTATCTGAGGTCACGTTTGAATCCTATTGTCCCACACCATGTTTCGTGAGGCCCCGCACCCCCTCTGACCTGCGCTTTTAGGAGATTTTCGCGATTTCCTTGTCCGCCAAAATTTCGAG